AAGGATGTCTATGACTCCAAGTAGATGGACTATGTCCTAACTCAATGGCAGAGTTGCTGAGATGCCCCACTCTGACGGAAGCCAGGCTAATACACTGAGACGTATTCTGAAGGAAAACAGTGAACCCGTTTCACCTAAATGTGCGTTAACACTAAGGAGATGGTGGCTTTCCACACGAATGGAGGTGGATGGTTTGTCGATTCAGACAAAGAACCGCAGTTCATTTGACGTTCAACCCTTTAGGAGACGGTACCTAGAGGAGTACTCTCGTCGTATGTCGCAAGATGACACGCGAGCACTTTGGGACGACAATGTAGCTAGTGTATTGGAGGAACAGGGCTTCACGATTCTTGAGTCTCCCCGCTCAATTTATCGGGTCGAGAAGCTTTATGAGGCACTAGCCAAGTATGAGCCCACAAAAGCACCAACGGTTGACATGGACGATGCCGATGTCCAAAGTGGTGTGGATCTAGCTTATGCTTGCTTCGCGAGGCCAAAAGGTGAGCAATTCCTCGAGATGGAAGCGTTTACGCCAGATTTAATCTGGAAAATCACTTCAAATCGTAAAGGATCATCTGGTCTCACTGCCTGGGGTCAAACTAAGGCAGAGTCTTACGTTCGTGCATATGAGCGTGGACTACAGCAAATATTGGGTGAGAAGCGGCCCGAGCCCTGTATCGCATTTAAGCGAACCCAGTTTAATGATAAGACAAGACTGGTATGGGGTTATCCCTATGCAATGACAGGCATAGAAGGTATGTTTGCAAGACCCCTAATTGAAAGGTTCAAGGAAGGTAATTCACCTATGGCTTTCGGTATGAACACCGGCATCTTAGGTGCGAAATTGCGAATTTCGTCTTATCATAAGAGATTTGCTTACTCCGTTGATGTGAGCTCGTTCGATTCAGCCATTGCGGCACAGCTCATCAGGAGTGCTTTTCGGATCCTTGGAACTTGGTTTGATATGTCCGCAATTGAGCCAACCTCGGGAGTTAACTACTCCAAGATCTGGAGGGATGTTGAGTATTATTTTATTCACACTCCAATAGTTATGCCAGATCTGAATGTTTATAAGGGAAAGAGGCACGGGGTGCCATCTGGATCTTATTTCACTCAAATGGTTGATTCGATAGTGAACACGATGATCGTGGGCGCTATCTCTCGTCAGTTCAGCCTTGAAGTAGATCGAGACGATATTTTCGTTTTAGGTGACGATGTACTTTTCTGGTCAAACAGGAGGGTTGAGTTAGAACACATATCTGCTTGGGCTACACGTGTGTTCAGCATGACGTTTAACGCATCCAAATCGGCAGTGTATAACTGGAATGAGAACATTCAGTTTCTCGGTAGGGTCTGGGAAAATGGTGTTCCTACGCTGGATGAAGAATCGATTCTCATACGAATGACGCAGCCTGAATCCTATCGTAAATACCCGAGGGATGATAAAGAGCGGAAGAGGCAGGTTAGATTATTACTGCTATCGTTTGCTGCGGTGTATAAGGATGCCTATCGCATCTATGTTTATACAGTTAATGGGAATATCCGATGGAATAGGTCGAATATGGACATTGAGTACCATGTATATGAGGGGTTGCCACCGAGGACGTTCCAGTTACTACGTCCAGAGTATTTAACCGGATTGTTACGTTATCAGCTCAAATACGTACATTCGGATGGCGATCGTGGGTATCATACACCTCTAGCACTACTTTTGTGGAAG